ATGTGCCTATCGGTCTTAAACATCGTATGTTTGCAATAGAAGATACTGAACTGTTTGAGTTCAGTACAGAACACTCCGATTCTGATTCACACAGAATTATAGCTGGAGATATGATTTAACTGACTTGTACTCATGTTGATACCATGAGGTATCCGCACATGTATATTCTTGATACTTACCTTCTAGATGTTTGGGGAAGGGGATTACTTCAATCTCCGCCCCTTCTTTTTTGGCAATCAATTCTGCAATCTCAAGAAATGAGATAGGATTACCAGTCCCAACATCATAGATGCCACTCCCTGCCGTATTATCTAGGACAACATCTACTACATCTTCTACACATACAAAATCTCTAAAGGCATATTCAGACTCTTCAAAGATTTTAATTACCTTAGTTTCTTTGGATTGTTTAGTGAACTTACTAATTGGACTTGCTTGATCACCTTTATGTTCTTCACCCTCCCCATACACATTAAAGTATCTAAATCCCTGCACTTGTTCAAACCTATCCATGTTATCTAAAACCCAATAATCTACAGTTGCTTTTGATAATGCATAGAAGTTTAGTGGATTGATAGTCTTTTTCAAATATCCAAAGTCACTATGAATCTTACCATACACAGATGCAGATGAGGCATATTTGACTGGGATAGAGTGTTCTATTGCTTTCTCAAATAGTGCGATAGAGAACTCTACGTTATACTTGTGAATTTTATTTACGTCCGTTTCTGTTGTGCTTGATATGGCTCCTTGATGTAGAATCATCTCTACCTCATCCCATTTGTCATATTGATCTAAGAAATCAAAAGCATAACTTTGTTCAACTCTGTACAGATTTTCTGGATCAAGTTTCTTTTCAAATGTTTGACCTATAAAACCTTTATATCCTGTAAGAATAATCATGAGAAAAAATGTAGTGGTATAAAGAATACTTGAGCCAACCTATAGTCCTCTCCTTCAAAGAAACCAGGCTTATCATATGCGCCATGGAGAATATTATCAGGGTACAGTATCATTCTATTGTACTTCATTTCTGCTAGATGTATTAAGTCCCAAGGGCCTATAGTATCATCAACAAAATCTTCTCTCCAAATTCCATCTTGGAATGGATTAACTTGTTGCCCTTTATATGTATAAAACCCAGTGCCACCCTTACATTCTTTACCTTTGTTTAGGTATATTAAACCAGCCCATCCTCTACCTTTAGTTTCTGGTGGGTAGTCTACATGAGGTATTCTAACTCTATCTTTTGATTGAGTTACGTTGACGGAAAAGGGAATATTTAAACATGCTTGATCAAATTGAGGATCTTCTTTTACTGTTAGTCCATATACATTTTTTGCAATCTGTTTAAATACATCATGCATGTGATCTAAGTTCATATTCATATCTACCCTAACTCCAGGCACTCCTCCACATATTCTAGGGTTATTTGTGGCTGGGCATCTGAGTGCGAGATTCCTTACCTTGTCTGGATTCTTGTAGAAATTATCAATGTAAACTATGGGAATTTCTTGCCATCCCATGAGTTCTACTCTTGCACCTAACTCGTCACTAATTGCAAATGTTTCTTCTTCATTAATAAAATACTTTTTCATATAACTAAATACTTCGGAGACTTATGTGTAAAGGGAATGGCAAAACCTAGTAGTAAAGATGATTTAAAAGAATATGCTCTCAGGAAACTTGGAAAGCCCGTTCTAGAAATCAATGTGGATGACGATCAAATTGATGATCTCATCGATGATGCCATTCAATTGTTTCATGAAAGACATGGTGAGGGAATCGATAGAGTATTCTTGAAGCATCAATTTACTGAAGCAGAAAAAGAAGCCATGAAAGGCACTATGTCCACAACCACTGCTACTAGTACAGCGGGTGGTCTTTCTTCAGTAGATTATACAGAAACTGCAAAGTATTTACCTTTACCAGATACCATTATAGGAGTTAACAAAGTATTTAAAATGGACTCATCAACCATATCGGCTGGTATGTTCAATCTTAAATATCAAATCTTCCTTAATGATTTATACTACTACGGAGCAATCGATTTACTCAATTATAGTATGACAAAATCATATCTAGAGACTCTTGATTACATGCTTAATCCAGACGTTCAGATAAGATTCAATAAAAAGAATAGTAGACTATACATGGATATCAATATAAATGAACTCACTAATGATCATTTTATAATCATTGATTGCTTTAGGATTGTTGATCCTCAAGGTGAAACTGCTGTCTACAATGATCACTGGCTTAAACAGTATACCACATCTTTAATAAAAAAACAATGGGGACAGAACCTCATTAAGTTTACTGGTGTAAAATTGCCTGGCGGATTAGAACTTAATGGTAGACAGATATATGACGATGCAGTCTTGGAGTTAGAGAAACTCGATGAGAAATTAATGCAAGAATATGCAATGCCACCACTAGACTTTGTTGGATAATGCCTTTATCACCCTTCTTTTTAAATGGATCTCCAAGTGAACAAAGACTAGTTCAAGACTTGGTGAACGAACACTTAAAGTTGTTCGGACAGGATGTTTTGTATCTGCCTAGAAAAATCATCAATCAGAATACAGTTATTAGAGAGATTACTGCTTCTAAGTTTGATGATAGTTTTAGATTGGAGGCATATCTAGTAAACACTGATGGTTTTGGAACTCCATCTGATGTACTGACTAAGTTTGGTGTTAGAGAACAGGATGAGGTTACTCTAGTTGTATCTAAAGAAAGATACGATGACTTTATAACTCCATTCATAAACCAGTTCCCAGAAGGAGAGAGGGCAAGTGCCGTGTCACCACAAGAGGGTGATCTGATTTATCTACCTCTAGATAACGCTTTGTTTGAAATTAAATATATTGAGAGAAAAGTACCATTCTACCAAGTAAATGAACTCTTCATGTATGAGTTCAGATGTGAAATCTTTGAGCCTGAGGATGAGGTCATTGATCTACCAGACGGATTGACAGATAAGAATGGAGAAGATGTTGATGATGGCATTATTACTCGTGGTAATATCATCACTCTACAGTTAGAAAAAGACGATAACCAGAATGCCATGGCATATGTGTCACTTGCATCTACAGTTCCAGGCGTAAAATCTGTTCAACGTGTGCAATTATTCAATGATGGTAACTACTTAGGAACTCCAACAGTACAAATATTCAAACCGAAAGGGGGAAATCAAGCTACTGGTACAGTCACTATTGCTGAAGGTGGTATAGATTCTGTATCACTAACTTCTGGTGGGTCTAATTATCTTACCGTTCCGACTGTGACATTTACACCACCAAATAAAACTACCTCATCTCAGATCAAGTTTGGAAATAACTCTCTACATCATACTGCTGTCACAGATGTAATTGGTGCTAACTTTAATTTTACCAGTAATGTGGATTCCAGAGATAGTGGTAATGGTAGAGTGTCATTAAGTTTCTGGTTATATCCAACTAAGTTTGATCCAGCAGTTAATGGTGGAACAGTGATGTGGACTGATAGATTTAAGATATACTATAGAGAGACAGGTAATATTATTTTCGCTTCTGGTTCTGGATCAATTGAGAACACAACACAACTCAATCTAAATGCTTGGAACTTCATCAGAGTAGAACAATATAATACTGATGCAACCATATCTGTAAATGGAACCGTAAGTAATAGTTTGAATACTGCTAACCCAATTATGTTCTTTGCAGGCGATCAACTTAAGTTGGGAGCAGACACTGCTGGTGCTGGTTTCATTCCTAGTCAGACTGCATCATGGGAAGGATATATGGATCATATCACTATCAACTTGACTGGTGATAATTCTACAAGAACTGCCAGTGCAGAGCAAGTTCCAACATCAGAAACTCAACAAGAAACTGATGTGCAGATGAATAGCAACTCTTCATTTATTAATAAGTTGGATAATGAATTACCTCAAGTTGTAGCAACCACTGACATAAATGGAGTTGTATCTGGATTGACTATTAACTATGAAGGGTGGGGATACACTTCAGTTCCAATCATGACAATAGAATCACCAGCAACAGGAACTCAAGCTACTGCTGTTGCAATCATGACAAGTAGATCTGGTGTTCCAAATCAATCTATTGATAGAATACTAATTACTAACCCTGGCTTTGGATACACTGAGCCACCAATAGTAACACTAAATGGTGGTAATCCCATATCTGGTGCTGCTGCAACTGCTATTATATCTGAGGCAGTCCTAGGTCCTATAGGAATTACTACAGGGGGTAAAGGTTATACATTCACACCTACCGTTGGAATTACATCTGTATACATACAA